GCCGTTGAGCGAAAGCATGTTCTGGTCGATCCCCGCAAAGCCGCGAATGCGGAAGCTGCCGCCGCTGGCGAAGCCATGGATGCTGCCGCCGCCCGCCGACCCTGTCAGCGAGTTGTTCATCCCGCCACCCAGCGCCGAGGCGCCGATGTTGAACAGGCTGCCGAGGAATCCGGCAATCCCGCCGCCACCACTGTTCCCGCTGACCATGTTCGCAAGACTGTCCGCCAGCCTGTCGAGCACCTTGGCCAGCGCATTGAAACTCGATTCGCGCATCCGGTCGCGGAACCAGTCCCAGAAATTGCCGTTCATCGCGGCGTAGAGCCCGCCCCGGAACGCATCGCGGAAGCTTCCCTGCAGGTAGGCCCGCGACCGGTCGGCGGCTTCGCGCTGCGCCTGCTCCATCGCGTCGGCGGGGCTCAGGTTCTCGTACTGCTGGAGGTCGAGCGCGCGTGCACGAACCCGCTCCTGCTCGCGCAGGCGGTCGGCCATCGTGCGATCTCCGCGCAATTCGGCCAGTTCGATCTGGTGCGCCGCCCGCTGGTCGGCCAGGCGGCGCTCGATCGCATCCGCCCGCACTTCCTCCAGCGCGGCAAGGTTCTTCGCCGCCTCTGCCTCCGCGTTGGCAAGCGACAGGCCATCGCGCTGCAGCGCGGCGATCCGGTCTTCCAGATACTCTTCATTTTCGAGCATCTGGAGGTGCGCGTAATCCTCGCGGATCCGCGCCAGCTGCATATCGAGGCTGCGCTGGTCTGATGCCTGCGCGCGGGCTTGCGCCTCGGCGCGGGCCTGATCCAGCTCGGCCATATCGTTCTTCGCCGCTACGCGAGCCTCATCGGTCGAAAGTCCGGCATTCTCGTACTGTTCGATGGTGCGGAGCATGTCGCGCCGCCGCTCCAGCGCGCGGAGCCCGTCTTCGTCGCCACGCTCGCGGGCCACCGCGATGTCGTGATCCAACTCCAGCAGTTCGCGCCGCTCGGCGAGTTCCTCGGCAGTGGGGCCGGTCGGTCCGCGACTGCGAGTACGCCCGTCACTCCGTGCCTTGTCTTCCTTGGCGAGCGCGTAGTTTCCACCGGACACGGCAACGCCGCCACCGGCAGGCTTCGGTGCCCCATTTCCAGATCCACCGATCGACGGCGCCTTTTCAGGAACTTCGAATTTCGCTCCGGTCAGCTTGCCCAGCAGCATCACCAGTGCGCCGAGCGCAGGCCAGATATTGTATATCCATTGGCCGATCCGCATGATCGCTCGGCCAACCGCCTGTACCGCACCTTCCCAACCGGCTTCCCACCCGTTCTTCAGGATACTGTTCACCGCGTCGATGCCATCGCCGATGACACGGACGATGCCGGTCACCGCCTGGACGATTCCTGACAGGACCACGCCGTTGATCACTCCCCACATTTCGAGGAAGTCACCGATCAGCGCGCCGATCCAGTCGCGGACCTCGGCGAAAAACTGGCCGATCTCCGAATCCGCCAGCAGGCGGAAGCTTTCCCGAAGTCCGTCCACCAGGTCTGTCATCGCCGCGAACAATTGCTGTACCTGCGGGCCGACCGCTTCACGGATCGCATCCGCCCAGCGCTGCACACCATTGGCGATGTCCCGTCCGAAAATCTGGAACAGCGCGATCACCGCGCCGACAGGTCCGGCAAGGCGCAGGAAGAATGGCAGCAGGCGTGACAGTATCGCAGTAACCCCGCCGAACGAGGTGGCCAGCTTGCCCCCGGCGATCACCAGTGTGCCGATCGGGTTCAGTATGGCGCTCATCGCGAAGAGCAGGCGCCCGCCCAGCGTGGCAAAGCTCGCAAAGCGAAGCAGCAGCAGCGGCACGGTAAACACCGCCAGCGTCGACAATGCGAACGTCAGCGGCCCCAGCGCGGCGACGAAGATGCCTATCGCAACAGCGGCATTCTTCACACCATCGGGCAGGTTCTTGACCCACGCGACGACCCGCTGTCCGGTCGCGACCAGCGCGCGGGCATAGGGCTCCAGCCTTTCGCCAAGCTCCACGGCCAGTTCCCGCATATCCGAAACCAGAGAGCGGAACCGGTTGGCCAGGCTGTCGGACGTACGCGCGATATCGCCCTGCGCGGCGGACAGACCTTCGGCGATCAACGCCGCCCGCGCCATGATCTTGCCCTGTTCGTTCAGCTCCTGACCCGATGTGATCAGGTTCATCTCCAGTGCCTTGGCATTGACCGCCGCTTCGGAGAGGAACACGCCGAAATCGCGCAGCGGCTCCGCTTCGCCCGTCAGGCCGGATCGAATCTTGCCCATCGCGGTGTCGAAGTCGGTATTGAAGAACGAAGAGGCATCCTGCGCGAGTTCGGTGAACTGCTGCGAAAGCCGCGCCGCGGCCTCTTCGTTTGGTGCCGCCGCCTTGAACAGCTGTCCGAAGGCGAGCGCACCCTGCTGCATCTCCTGCGTCGCGCGGCCCATCGCATTGCCGGTCTCTTCCGCCCACAGGTTCATCCGCGCGAGCATGCGACCGAAGGTGAAATCATAGGCCGATTGCAGCTCCGCCGCATCGCTCGCCGCCTTGGTCACCAGCGTGGCGATGCCTGCCATCGGCAGGGTCAGGCCCACGGTCATGCGCTTGCCCGCATTGGCCACGGCATCCGCCATCCGCCCGGCAAGATTGACGATATTGTTGAGGCCCGCCTCGATTGATCGCGTGCCCCGCTGGAAGTCGCTCAGATCCCACGTCAGCGATGCGCGCAGGTCTGCAATCAGGTTCGGCCCTGCCATTCGCACACTCCAACGGCTGTTGCGCCCGCGCGGCCAGGCCGCGCAGGCTGATTCAGTCTTGCTTGTTCGATCGGCCGCGCCGCTCGGCGACCATGTTCATCGCCTTCAGCGTAGCGACCACCGCACGCGCGTTGTCGCGCACTTCGCGCTCGCTCTCTTCGCGCGACGGCTCTTTACGTGCCTTGCCCGAGAGATCGTCGAAGCTCGGGAACTTGTCCGGTGCGTGGTACGAAAAGTAGGTGAGATGCGCCGTCAGCCACCCAACCTGCGCCAGCACCTGATGCTCACGATCCCGGGCGCGGCAATATGCCTGTAGCGCTAGGACCGTGCTCCGCGGGGTTTGCCGCCAGAACGCTTCGGCTTGCTGGCCGGCTTCGCACCAGAGCCGGAAGACTTCGTCCCAGTCCCAGCCTTTTTCGCGCGCCGCTGCTGCCGATTGCCCGCCGGGGCTGGCGCGTTTCCCACTTCGCCATCGGGCATATCGGGCACGTCGAGGCCTTCCAGCGCCGTCGCCGCGGCTTCGAACAGAGCCCGACGATGGTCTTCACCATGGATGCCGGTCGCCAGATCGACGACAAACCGCTGCGTGATTTCGGGATGATTGACCTTCAGCCCGCCATAGATCAGCGCTGCAAGGTGCCTGACCTGAGGGTTCTGACCGGTCTGGAGCGCAAGGGCGAGCTGCGGGGCCCAGTCGAGCATCGACTGGTTAAGCGCGCCCTCCGCCTCGAGCAGCGCCATGTTGTCGATCGTCAGCCGGTAGGCCGAGCCCTCGAACAGGAACTCGGCCTCGCCGGAGAATTGTGCAGGGCTGCTCATTACGCGCTCGGCGCCTGCGTGATCGGGCCCGGACGGCCGGTCAGCGTGGCTTCGCGCAGATTGCCGAGCGAACCATCATCGGGCACGTAGGTCTTCAGGAAGATCGTCCCCGTACCTTCCTGCGTGGTGCCATCCTCTTCGACCACGACGGCCTTGAAAGGGCGCTTTTCCTTGCTGGCAAGATGCTCGCGGATCAGCAGGTCGGTTGTACTGCCGGGCTCGAATTTGATCGTGGCGGTGATGTCCGGCCATTCGCCCATGCTGGGCTTGAATTCCTTCGTCCCGCCGCTGTCCTGGTCGGTGGTCTCGGTTTCTTCGACCTGAAGCTGCGGCATGTTGAGCTTCCGCAGCCCCAGCACCTTGGTCAGCTCGTCAGAGCTATTGGTCAGGTGGAGCTCGATCCCACCGTTGTTAACGACGCCATCGCCTTCGGCCATGTCGAATTCCTTTCAGTTCAGGTTGTGGTCGTAATTTCCATGTCGAGGATTCGACGGTGGATGGTCAGGTCGCCCAGCGTCTCGACGCCGCCATTGCGGTTGGCGAAAACGGTTCCGCGCTGAAACCGCACCCCGGCGATGCTCGCATCCGGCTTGATTTCCAGCTCGTCTGCGATCGCTTCTGTCAGCAGCAGCGTGCTATCGGCTGTCAGGCCGAAGGTCTCGAACCGGTACAGCCCCTTGCGCGTCGCGCCGGGGCCGTCCTGATCGTAAATTCGGCCCGGCGCGATCAGCGTCTGCACCGCCGCGGGGAACGCGGTAACCTCGTTGCTCTTGCGCTCGCCGATATCGATTGCTGGAACACCGCCGACCGTGCCTGCGAGATCGGAAACGACAGTGGCCTCGCGCAGCCGCTGCCGCAGCGCGAACTCCGGCACACCATCCATCTTAGAGCGCTCCGGTCATGTCCTCGCCGACACGCTTGCCCAGCGCTTCGAAGACGAGGTCGATATTGCGGTAAATCGCAGGGCCAAGGAACGGCTCGGCGCGCTGGCTGACCGTGCCGAACTCGGCGAAATGGCCCCAGAACACGCCGTCGCCGCCCGCGTCCAGCACGCCGACCGACACGCTCTGTCCATCGGTCTCACCCGTGAATTCGAAGGTCGGCGCGACCAGAATGCTCGCAGCCAACCTTCCGCTGCGCTTGGGCGCAAGCCGCCGCGCGTCTTCCGCGATCGGCTCCAGCACCTCGGCGGCATGTTCGCCAATCCGGCGATCGTTGACCGGGCGGATGGCTGCGGCCAACTTGCGACGGGCCTCATCGACGCCGTCGAGCGTGAAACCGAGCATTCAGACCTTTAGGGCGTCCGCTGCCGGGCCGGTCTTGACGGGGGAGGACTTCGCATCGTCCACCAGCTCCACCACGCCGCAAGCGATGTCGCCGGCAGGACGAGGGTGCACGTAGGTGTCGTTCGTTGCCTTCTCGAACTTGGCGCCATAGGTGTTCTGGTGCGGGCGCAGTGCCTTGACCATTACGTTTCGCGGATCCTTGTCCGCCTGTTTCTTCTCAGCCATTTTCATCCCTTCCGTACTATTGTGATGTCCCGGTCCCGCCGCCCCCAAGGGACGTTGCCGGTGACGTTCCAGATCGCTCCGTCCAGCTCGGCGAAATGATCTGCCGCCACCGCTCGGGTTTTCTGCGTGGAGAGCACGCGCGCGGTGGCCGCGACTTCGGAGCCTTCCGCCCCCGCCTGGCGCCGCTCGCTGCCCTTGCCGTAATTGACCGAACACCAAGGCTCCGCGATGATCTCACCCGGCCCTTGGACCATCTCGCCGGTGGCACTCTTCGTCGGCCCGCTGGCTCGAAACACGATCTTCCGATCGCGCGCTGCGGCACCCGTCATGAATAGACCCGATAATTGATCAGATGCGGCATGGCTGGGGCCGGGTCGCCCTCGCGCTGCTCGAACATCGCCGCGACCAGCTGAAGAACTGCCGTCCACAGCCGCATAGGCAGGGTTTCATAGCCGACCGTCAGTTGCACCTCAATCGAGCCAGAAGCTGCCCGTAGGCCACTGGGCCACTGCTGTCCTGCCGCTGGCCTGATGCCCTTATCCAGATCCTCGCCGAACAGCTCATAGGTCTGTGCATCGACAAGTTGGGAGGCGCCCGAGCTGTCCTCGAACCTGAGATGCTCTACAGCTGTCACCGGGCCGATCGGAAGATGGCCGAGATCGCTCCACTCACCGCAGCGAACCCGCACCGACTGCTCGACCATCCGGATCGAGCACTCGGTCTCGATCCCTTCCCGCGCCGAAGGGATAAGGCCGGTGAGCATCGCGTCGAATCCGTCCTCGCCAGCATCGATGGCGAGAAATTCCTTCGCCTCTTCGAGCGTCACCGGCTCCGCTTCCGGGCCAGTGATGAGTGCAGGAGAAGACCAGGCCACGGCGCTACTTCTCGCCGCCGGCCTTCTTGGGCTCCGCCACCTTCTTGGCTTCGGCAGCCTTCTTGGCCTCGGCGGCATCGGTATCTTCCGCTGAAACCGCATAGCCCGCATTTATCAGGCGCTGGCCTTCGGCTTCTTCGAACTCGCGAACGTCGTCGCGAACCAGTGTGAAGTCGGGTCCGCCAAGGCCTGTGAGCATTCTGATTTTCATGATTGGCTCCTTTCCTCGAGCGTCGCTCGCACGGCGCTCGAGGAAAGGCCGGACGCCGAAGCGCCCGGCCCGCCTGTTGGGATCAGGCTGCGGCCTGCTGCAAGGCCTTGATGGCAGCTGCATCGGTCAGGTCGCCGTCGAAGCGGATCAGACCAGCGAGGCCCACCTTCGGCCAAAAGCGCTCCCGCACCGTGCCGATCAGCGGGCTGCCGACCTTGCGCACCGTGAACCGGCTGAAGTCGCCGAACAGGATCGACTTTGCCCCAGCGGCGATCGCGGGCACGTCATCGTTCACGCTATAGGGCTTGCCATGGATGAGGTCGGGTGCACCAACGCGCACGTCGCCCATCTGCCACAGGTAGTTGCCCTGGCCGTCCTTGAGCTTGCGGAGCACCGCCAGCGTGGTGTCAGCGAACATGAAGCGGCACTGCGGCGAACGGCGATAGGCCGCATTGACCGAATGCTGCAGGTCGATCACTTCGTCTGCAGCGATCAGAGCCTGCGCTGCCGCGGTCTTGCCTGCCGCCGCAGCGGTCACGATGCCGCGCGCTGCGTTGGCACCGCCCGCACCCACAGTCAGCTCAGCATTCGCCAGGCGCCCGAGCCGTTCGCCGATCTTGCGAGCGATGAACGCTTCGAGGTTGAAGGCGCTGTCCTGCAGGAGCTCGAAGCTGATCTTCAGCCAGGGAGTGGCGCGAGTGAACGCAGCGAGCGAGACCTCGCCGAATTCGAGGTCGCCGCTGCCGTCGTCGGTCAGGTCGGTGCCCTCGGCAAGCGCTTCGCCGGTGTTGCCGGTATCGTCATTGGTCGGCAGGTCGAACGGATTGCCCGAGCTGGTGACCATCTCGTCGGTGATCCCGGGGT